AAAAGAAAGAAGAAGGGAGGGTAGGAGGAGGAAGGCCATCTTGGACGACATATCAGTGAGGCTCCGCCCCAGAGTGTTCTCAGACTGGTTACGAGCCTGAGCGTAAAGCCCCGAACCCATTCGACCAGCACCAGAAAAGGATGCGTCAATGCCGGGAGCAATCTGGTTCTGCCACTGTTCCATAACAGGAGCGGAAGCCGCATTATATGCACCAGTGAGGAACGGATTCGCATTTAAGTAATCCCCTTGTATGGTTGAAAGTGCCTGCTGCTGTCCGGCGTTCTGCAAGTCAGAGCCAGCCAACGCACGGCCCTCGATGCCAGCCAGTGCGCCTTCTGTCTGCGGACTGAATCCCACAACGGTTGATTCCGGGTAGTAGGACGGTGACGCGCTGTTATACGCATCCTCTGCACCAGAGAATATGTTCTGCAAGTGGGGCTGCTGTGCATCCCAAGGAGCAGAGCTTGTCGTGGTTGTATTGATTGTGGGGTTACTGGAACCGCCGCCAAGAAAATCTGAAATAAAACTCATATCCGCCTCATCCTATTACTGCGTAGTTGAAAGTTCTATCTGTCGGCGCACTATTGTTGTGCGTGACTGTGAAAGTTTGCTTTCCAACTGATGAAATATACATTCCACCAGAAGCCCATTCCGTAGCAGCGGAGGCGGTTGTTGGTGAAACGACTATAACACTATCGCCTCCAACGCGCAAATTAGTTATGACCGTCGTTGCTGCACTTGCCGTAATGGTGAAAGCACCCGTGTTGTTTGTCTTGCCAGCAGATAACAGGCGGATGACTTCGTTCTGCTTCCGTTGGTCCTGTTCGTTTGGTGATACTGTCAGAAAAGTTGTCACTTTTAGTACCTACCCATCCCACGTTCGTTAGCTTCGGAGCCTTGGCTTTCTTCCCAATCGCCCGTGATGTTCATTCTGATGCGATGGTAGCGACCCTCTGCATTTACCGGAGCAAAGCCTGTGGCGTTGACGGCAACCGCGTCAGTCCAAGTGTATGCGTCCTGCTGTCGGTTGCGCGTTCCGACCTGAACAGTTGTCAGGCCACCAGCAGAGCTTTCATTCAAAGGCCACACCTCAGTTATCAATGACCGCTGGCCTTGTACTGGCTGCATTTCTTTACTCTCAATAATAGCATCCAACGCCACTTCTTGATTCGAATGTAGGGTGAAGCTGTCCATGATGCCGAGTAGTTGTGACCCCTCATACAGCAACCGACTATCAACGCTGATGGTCAACTGGTCTACATCGTTCTGTAGTCCATCCAGCGTTTCAAGTGAGATGTCTGACGTATATAGCGGCAGCACCATGTCGTGATCTATGAGAGCATACGACCAGCGATTGATTTCAAAGTTGAATATCAGTATGTGAGTGGGCTTGCCGCCGACGTTGTTCTGTCCGGGGAACGACCACACAACGCACTTGCTGTCATGGTCAATGGCACAGCTAATTCGTGACGCTTGTGATGCGTCTATCTCTGACCAGAACCAGTTGTCTACACGCTCATTGCCAATCGGCTGTGACTGCTGACCATTGAAGGCATAAAACCCGTCGGAATCGAGGTAGTAAATTATTGACCCATTTTGAGCGGCAGCGCCTGGTGTAAACAATCCACGCTCGGTTTCAACAGCGTCAAACTGGAAGACCGTGGCATCGCCTGAATAGTTAATGCGGTAGATTGCATGGTCGTAAAGGGCGACCGCATACTCTCCGCCGAATAACCTCTGACATATACCACCACCGGGTGTATCTTGGAAATCTGACTGCGTGGTTGCCGAGATTGTGTAGTCTTTATGATTTCCGTTGGCTGACCATCTAATTCTTTCGGGCTTCGCGCCATCTGTTGCGTCTGTAGTATTGCCGAACATCAGGAAGTCCCTGACCGTGCAAACAGTCCGAGCCTTGAAGTCTGTTGTTAAGTCACCGAACGTGGTGCCGTCCGACATGTCTATAAACTGAGGCCAGTCAACATAGTTGGTGGCGACAGCTATATCTCCGTAAGAATCGAAGTCAAAGAACGTGGATGTATTCGTATATCCTGCAACTGCAACTGTTGTCGTGCCAGTGTAGCCACCAGCGGCAGAAGCCAGTTCAAACTGATGACCCCAGACGTACATAGAGTTTGCACCACCACCAGTGTAAGTGATGCCGCTGTCTGTGCCGTCCGTGTTGAGGTATATTCTCATGCGGCCTGTCGTCACCGTTGATGTGACTGTGACTGAACACCGATACCAACTACTCCCAACAGACGTAATCACCGCAGATGGTGAGGTGAATGTGGCAGCAGTCGCCGCAGCGGATATAACACCGCCCTGAATGTCAAACGTGGCCCTGCCGTACTTAGCAGAGTCGGCACTGTCGCTGATTTCCACCGTCATGTATCGAGTGGATGCACCCGGTTCCTTGAAATAAACAGAGTAAGTGTATTCAGCAGCCGTGATGGTGATATTTTGGTAGACTGTATGAACCTCGGAAGCCGTGGAGTCTTCAACCAGCGTGTCAGCAGTTGTGTTGCCATCTGGTGCAACAGCGGCATCAGCAGCATCAGTTGAGAACTCATTCGTCCATGATGTTGCGATGACTTCTGACTGCAAGGCGAGGTTCGCTCTGGACACATCAGCCGTCGTCGCATTCTGTAGTTCATATAGCTTGGTTGCATTGCCCGCATATACCTGTGATGTGCCGTCAGCAGCCGTCAGGGACGTACCGCCGCGTGGATAGGCATCCATAGCAGTCCCAAGGGCTAACAAGCCCCCAAACGGCTTAAAACCCCTCGTAGTGGGGTATGTGTTTCTGCACTCAGTTGATCCCGGATTACCGAGGTCAGGCTGGTCGGGCATCCACTCGCCATTCTCAAAGAGCATTCGATATTCCTACGCTGTAAATGTAGATACGCGAGTGTAAAGTGGGCCACCATTCCATGCAGATCGTTTAGCGTCTTTGTCCAGACCTTCCTTGCCACGGTCATAGAACGCGCCCCACACAGGGATGTCTTCATGGGCTTTGAGGTATGGAGCAGCCTGCAAGAGTGTTCCGTACAGGTACAAATCAGGGTGATACGTCAGCAGCCAGTTAGTCGTCGCTGAGTCTGTGAGTTCTGGGATGCGCTGATAGTACGTCAGTTCGAGGGTGTAGACAGCATCCGGTGTCTTGCCGAGCTTTAGGTTCTGCCCGATGATGGTGTATTCCTCTGGCTTGCCAGTAGAACCGTCAGGCCAGTTTGAGCTTAACTGCGATGGCGTGACATATGATAACGCGATAAGCGGGCTGGTCTGTAACTCGACAAGCCGTGTCTCGATGTAATCAGTAGGCAGCGCAACGGTCTTCGTGTTCGCCACAGTCACCAGGTCAGTAGATGTCTCCATGCGACGATGTGAGAAGTCACGGTTGAATTGGGCCTCTGCCAGGTCAATGAGTTCCGGCACCCGTTCAACATAATCCGTGTCACCAACCCTGCGAAGCCAGTTCTGGGCTGCTGTCTGTAATTCTGCGTAAGTTCCGATAGCCATGATGTTATCCTATTGAACGTATTCTGTGCCGGGGCGCAGGTTATCTTGATCGAAGCCGTACATTCCAGCGTTCCAGAATGATGACATTAGTTCGCTGTCCGGGTGGATATTCACCTCAACACCCAGACCGATTAACATGCCGATAAGGTATTCTAGGTTCGCCCGTTGGTAGACGTAGTGAGCATCAAACGGCGCACCAACGCCACAGATTGAAACACGATCCACCTCATCAGAGATATATGCTGCATAGGCCAACATGTAGCCGATACTGCTCTCGATGTACCCGCCAACAGCGTTTACCGCATCTTCTGGTAACGTCAGGGTGTTGCGAACGTCAGGCAACGCCTTCTGCATGAAGATAGGCACTTCAAGTTCACGCATACGCTTCTTGTAGGCTTCTGTGTAAGGCCGAACGTGATCTGCGTGCATCTCGAAGTAAATGTCGTAACTGCTATCACCAGACCAAGGCAGACCCCAACGCTCCATATCCTTTGGAGCATCGTTCATGCCGTTGCCTAACCCGATGATGGCAATGTCTCTCATTTCTTCACAGCTTTAATCGAGAACGTCTGTGTAGGCGTTGAAGAACCTCCGATGGTAGATATGACTTTCACATAGTTACCGAAGTTAGCGATGGATTTCTTCTCAGTAGACGCAGCAGTAACCTGCGTGAATGCCGTGTGAGAAATCCACACCAATCCGTCAGCACTAGACCAGATCACGCTATCAAACGTAGGGCTGGTGCCTGATACTGCCGTGCAGCTTAGATACACATCGAGGATAGTAGCATCACCCACAAAGGCTGTCGGCCCTGTGGTAGTGGCACCAAGAGCAGCGCCAGTGTTCTGTAAATCAAATTCTAAATTAGCACTCATAACCGGGAGCCTCCGTCTGTTCTGAACCCGCGCAATTCGCTGTCATTCAGTCGTTTGAGAAATTCTTTGCGGTCTTTCTTTGGGCTGATGCCCATTGAGTCCCATAGATGCAGTAATGCAATAGGAACACTCGCAACCTTCCGCATGTTGCGTGATGGTGTCCACCCGCCTGTGCCGTCATTGGATGAAATCTGGTTCGCATCCAAGATGGGCGAAGCATCGAACGTGTTCTGGATCGTAAGCGACCCATCGCTATCAAGATGCCCGTATGTATCAATCCCGTGAGCCGAAGCTATCAGTTCAGATTTCAACACGATTGTTGTCCTTATCCAAACCGACAGTTGGATCGTCTTTAGTGGCTTTTGCTCCACCGCATTCGATAAGGATGCCAGCCAGTTCGTTGTCAACTTCCACGATGTCTTCAAGGAAGAACTTAACGTCACGGCCCCACACGTTAGCACGGGTAATCCGTACAGTCTGAGTGGCTGGTGCTGGTGCTGGCTGTAC